GGCTGCAAAGTGCCGTGGGGGCCCCCGTGGGGCCCCCCCCCGGGGCGCCTGCCCCAAAGGGACGGGGAGGAGCTGTAGAAACCCAGACCCGCGCCTAGCCCAAGAAAGCCGATCTAAGCGTTTTCTAACGAGAGCGCTTGGATGGGCTTTCGTTTGCCAGAGAGCCTGTGGCGCTGTAGAGTAAAGAAATACCTACCAACGTCTGGAGTCAAAATGTATTTTGAAGATAAAGACGTCTATTTGATGTCTGGCGAAATCAACAAACAATGCTTCATTGCATTTTCTAAAATTCTGGCGTCAGTCACGGAGAAGAAACCGAAGGCCGTGCTTTTCCTTTCGACTTACGGCGGCGAACCCGGTGCCGGGTATCGCATCACCAGACTGCTCCAGCGCTCCTACCAGCACATTCGATTCGTGATCCCGTACATGTGCAAAAGTACAGGGACGCTGATGGCAATAGGCGCAAACGAGCTGGCGATGGGAGACCTATCTGAATTTGGTCCACTGGACATTCAGGTCCGACGAAACGATGAGTTCTACGAACACAGTTCTGGTCTAGACCTGGTCGAGTCGATGAACTTCATCAACGAACAGATGCGACGCTCATTTGCGGAAACGCTCGTGGATATCCGAATGGGATCCCGCCTTACCACAAAGCTCTGCGGTGACTTTGCAACAAAAATCTCCGCATCCATTGCAGAGCCTTTGTATTCTCAGATCGACCCTCAGAGGCTCGGCGAACTGCAGAGAGCGATGAAGATCACCAGCCAGTATGGCTTCAGGCTCAAGGAACGTTCTCAATCCATTACAGAAGAAGGTCTAAACAAACTCGTAACCTCGTACCCTGAACACGGTTTTGTGATCGACAAGGAAGAAGCACGCGAAATCTTCTCCACGGTCACGGACACCAATGAGCATGAGGAGGCAGTCATAAAACTTTTCAACGAACTATTCATGACGCCAAGTCGACAAATAGTTTCGACAATAACTCTCGACACCTTAAGAGGTTGCAATGGATACGAGCAAATTCAGGAAACTTTCGAAGGAAGCAGCCGCGCCTCCTCTTCAAATGAACGACCAGCAGAAGAATACGGGGGAGTCTCAGAAAACCAACTGCCTTCTGAGTCAGTACCTGACGAACAGCAATCCGTGGACACACGGAATCTGCAGGAAAGACACCCTGAAGGATAAACGAGCTTTCCCTCTGAACTAATGCTAGCCCTCGGCACACGCCGGGGGCTTTTTTATCGCCGTCTCGCGGGCACCCGCAAAGAGCGAGGACGACTACTAGGAGAACAACGATGACAAAAAGTGACTTCGTCGTCAGGCTTGCGCATTACCTACGTTCGGTCGACCGCGAGACCTGCGGCGAGAACGACGTCCATGAGTTCGCGCTCATGAGCATCGTGAACGCTGCAGCGCTCGCTTTCTACATGAAGACTGAGCCGACCGTCATCTGCTGTAACGCTGCGGAACGGTACGAGCAGGTCGCCTGCAACGTCCAGTGCGTCCTGGACGAACTTCCGTAACGACTTCGAGGGCAAACGGCGTGACGCAGATATGCGCCGGTCTGGCGGCTCACTAGGCCAGATCCCAAAGCCGGGGCATCTGCAGGCGAGAGGCTTTTGCGTTCACCCCGGCTCCCTCACCCACCACAAACCAAAAGACATTCACGCGCCCTTGCCCGTGCCATCACGAGCCGGCAGTTCTTCCGAGCGAGGGCGTCTGAATGTCTTTTCTTTTTTCGGAGGCGTCATGAAGCGCTTTATTACTTACCTCGACGGTCTCGCACGTCGCACTTACTTCGGCACGGACGGTACCGAGCCTCAGCGCTCTGGCGTACTCGGGTACTTCATCGAGGGCCTCGAAGGTCTACTCGGCTTCTTCGGCTTGGTGATCCTGCCGGCAATGGCGGCTGCCACCATCTACCACTGGATTTTCGATTAAGGAGAACGATATGGCTTGGAACTACCCCGACGGATGCGGCCCCGACGACTACGAGAAGTGGTTCGGCCCCGACCCCGAAGACGAAGAGGACGAAGACGAAGACGAAGACGAAGACGAAGACGAGGACGAAGAGGAGGACAGCGAGTGAGCTTCTCCGATCCGGTCCGAATCATCGACCACATCCCCCAGAATTTCGACATGAAACGAATTACTCGAAAGCGACCGCTACAGCAGCGCAAGCTCGCAAAGGCTCAGTCGGCGAAAGCTGCTGAGCCTTCTTCTTTTGAACCGCCTTGCGAACAAGTCTCGGCCATTTGGAAGGCAGTCGCCTTCATCGGTTCGCTGGCAATCGTGTTCGCGGCATTGATAACGGGAGGCTGGGAACGATGAAAACCATCAAAGACATCGCAATTGATCTCAACAGCACCGGCGCAATACCGAACATGGCCGACGCCAGAACGTACATGAAGGAGAACTTCCCAAGCGCCGTACTGACGTACTTCTCGGACAACCGCTCAGACAACTGCCTTCTCCGCGTTCTACCCAAGCAGCTCGAGGCATACGACTTTCACCGGTCCTTCCAAATCTCGATCGAGATTCACTCGTGTAGCTTGCGAACGATCGAGCATGCGGCATGGCTCATCTACCACGACTGGCTTGAGATCGCACAGATCAAGAAGCCTGACAACGACTTTACAAACGACGTTCCGTTCTAAGGAGAACATCGAATGACAGCAATCAGCACCGCGGCCATGAGCCGCACCGAATGGCTCAAAGAGCGAACCAAAGGCATCGGCGGCTCCGACGTCGCAACGGTCCTCGGCCTCAATCCCTACAAGACGCCGCTCGAACTCTGGGAAGAGAAGACGGGCAAGACGGCCGGCAAGGAAGCAGGTCAGGCTGCTTACTGGGGAACGGTCCTTGAAGACGTCGTTGCAAAGGAGTTCAGCCAACGCACCGGCATGAAAATCCAGAAGGTCAACTTCATGCTCTCCAAGGGTGAAGACGACTGGATGCGCGGCAACATCGACCGAGCAATCATCAACCCGGACATCGCGGGCCGCGTTTCCGTTCTCAAGCCGGAGAAAGCAGCCGAAGCCGGACGCCTTCTCTCTACGAACATCGGCCTCGAATGCAAGACCGCAAATAGCTTCATGGTTGACCAGTGGGGCGACTCTCAGGAAGCCGAAATCGTCGCAGGCAAGGTGGTGACGGATCACAAGATACCGCTGTACTACGAGACTCAGATCCAGTGGTACATGGCAGTGACTGGCATCGAGACCTTCTACGTCGCAGTGCTCATCGGAGGTCAGGACTTTCGCATGTATGAAGTCAAGCGTGACGAGGACGTCATCGACGCCATCGTCTCCAAGTGCAGAGACTTCTGGGAAAACCACGTGCTCAAGGACATCCCGCCGGCACCGGTAAACGTCGATGACATCAAGAAGATGTACTCGCGCGACAACGGCGAGATGGCCGAAGCCACGAACGAGCAGGCTATCGACATTGGCGAACTCCGAAACCTGAAGGAGCAGATCAAGGCGCTCAAGGAGCAGGAAGAAGCCGTCGCCTCGCGCCTGATCATGGCCATCGGTGAGAAGACGGGCCTCACGCTCGGCGGCAAAAAAGCCGTCACCTACAAGGCCATGAGCACCACGCGCTTCAGCTCTACAGACTTCAAGAAGTCCCACCCCGACCTGTATCAGGCCTTCGCAAAAACCACCAGCACCCGCGTCCTCCGACTCGCTTAACCCATAAGGAACAAACACTATGTCTACTACCGACACTCTCAAACAGCAGATCGCTCCCGCCGCCACTCAGCAGCCTGCCGCCGTAGCCGAACGACCGAACCGCCCGGCAACGCTCATCGACGTCGTCCGCTCTACGGGCTTCCAGAAGCAGATGTCCCTCGCAATGCCGAAGAGCATGACGCCCGATCGTCTGACCCGCATCGTCATGACCGAATGCCGCAAGACCCCGGCGCTCCTCAAGTGTGCCCCTGAAAGCTTCTACGGTGCAGTCCTCCAGTGCGCGGCCCTCGGCCTCGAACCGGGCTCCGCTCTCGGGCATTGCTACCTGCTGCCCTTCGGCAACGGCAAGGACCGCTCCGGCCGCCCGAACGCACAGCTCATCATCGGCTATCGCGGCATGATCGACCTCGCCCGCCGCTCCGGGCAGATCATCAGCTTGCAGGCTTGGACGGTGCACGCACAGGACACTTTCAACTACCAGCTCGGCCTCGATCCCGACATTCAGCATGTGCCAGCATCGACCGCAGACCGAGGTCCTGTCACTCATGTCTACGCAGTCGCCAAGCTCAAGGGAGGCGGCATCCAGTTCGAAGTGATGAGCCGCGCAGAAATCGAAAAGGTGCGCTCGACTTCGAAGGCCGGCAACACTGGCCCGTGGGCAAGTCACTGGGAGGAGATGGCCAAGAAGACCGTCATCCGCCGCCTGTTCAAGTACCTGCCGGTGAGCATCGAGGCCGTCCGCGCCGTCGAAATCGACGAGAAGACTGACCGAGGCGAGGCAACGACGGACCAGGACTTCCTCGATGCAGAGTTCATCGAGAAAGGCGACGTGAACGACGCCGAGTACATCGACGACGCAGTCAACGAAAACAATTAACCCACCATCTCAACAAGGAGAAAATCATGCTTAAAGCCAAATCCTCTGAAATCATCCAGTCCGCTCTGTTCGACATCAACAATCAGTATGACAACCAGATCGATGACATCGACACTTCTCTCCTCGTCGAATCGGCTCTCTTGATCGCCTTCGAAAGCCACAAAAGCGAACACAAGGAAGTCCTCCAGAATATCGCCCACTCCGTCTGCAACTACGCACTCACAATCGAGCGAGCCAAAATCGAAAGCAACGAAATCAGTGCTCTGATGTTTGCTTATGACGACACTGAAGAAACCGCTGAAGAAAGCGAGGAAACCGTCGACCAACCCGTCGCTGAAACGGTGCCCGCCGAACAGACGCCTGCGTTTGATCTAGCAGCATTGAAAAAGATCGCCGGCACCTCCATGACAGTTGAAGACAACGGCGACATTCGCCTCAGCTTCAAGCGCCAGTAACATCATCTTCTCCTGCCCGCTTCACTAGCGGGCGGTAGAACCTTCAAAGGACAAAATAGCTTGACAAATGAAAGCGAGGTCAACGTCATCAGCGTCAGCGGTGGCAAAGACTCAACGGCAATGCTCTTGCTTGCCATAGAACGCGGGACAGAGAACATCCGCCCCGTTTTTTGTGACACAGGCAACGAACACCCTCTGACATATGACTACGTCCGCTATCTTGCCGACGCGGTCGGCATCGAGATCGAATGGGTAAAAGCCGACTTCTCCACCGACATCGAGCGCAAGCGAATCACGGTGGAAACGAAGTGGAGGGAAGAAGGCATCTCAGAGAAGAAGATCGCTGAGGCGCTCTCTGTTCTTCATCCAACCGGCAACCCCTTCCTCGACATGATCGTATGCAAGGGGCGCTTCCCTTCGACTAGGATGCGCTTCTGTTCGATCGAGCTGAAGGCGAACGTCCTAAAAAATCAGGTTCAGCTCCCTCTCCTTCGAGACGGGGTCGACGTCGTCTCGTGGCAGGGCATCCGCCACGACGAGAGCAAAGCCAGATCATGCGCTGTGGAGCGTGACTTCGCCATGAAGGACGAAGCCACAGGAGCGGAGATGTGGAACTACCGACCGATCCTCGACTGGACGGCTGAAGACTGCTTCGACATGATGCGCCGCCACGGGATCGACCCAAACCCGCTCTACAAGATGGGCATGGGGCGTGTCGGCTGCATGCCATGCGTCAATTGCCGAAAGGCAGAGCTGAGGGAGATCGCGAACCGCTTCCCTGCTGAGATCAACCGCATCGAAGAGTGGGAGCGCATCGGCAGAATGGCCGGCAAGCATTCATCCGGCACGTTCTTCCCAGAAGCCAACGGCAACGGATCAGGCATCCGAGCTGCTGTTGAGTGGTCTAGAACGGCACGCGGCGGGAAGCAGCTCGACATCTTCGCGGACGGCGAGCATGAGCTGACCACGTGTTCGTCAAAGTACGGCCTCTGCGAATGAGGACAAGGAATGAAAGCCAAGAAAAAGCGGACAAAGAAATACAACCCGAAGAAACACCGCATCGGATACCTAGACATGCTCGACATCTCGGCGAACAAGGGACTGTCAGACCGCGCAGCCGCCAGCATCGAGCTCGACTACCGCATTCACCTGCAGTCCTTCAGGACGGAGCCTTCGCACGAATCGTGGGCTTACCTCGTTGGGCTTCTACTTCTAGCTGACCGCCTGTCCTACGACCTCGAAGAAGGCGAAGAGTTCAGGCGTGAGATTGAGCCGGCATGGCGTCAGGTCGATGCCGCCTGGCGCATCTGGCAAGAGAAGCACGTTATTGCGCAAGAAAACCTTCTGCAAGCAGAAGCCCTGTTGCAGAGCCTGATCGAGCTATTCAAGGGCTTCACCTACAAAGAGATGGACCAGGCTCTTCACTACGTGATGAAGCATCACCTGAAGCCGGTCCGTGTCATGAAAGAGGAAGGACTGATCGAATGAAGTACCGTTTTAAGGAGAGCGCATGAACGAAATCATCGCACTGAGTGCGGCAAACATTGGCGGCGAACAAATCCAGACCGTCAACGCGCGTGACCTTCATGCGTTCCTCGGCGTCAAGACCGAGTTCAAGGACTGGATAGCTCGTCGCATCAAAGACTTCGGCTTTGTCGAGAACACGGACTTTTGCTCATTTTTGAGCGAAAGTTCTGGCGGTCGTCCGAGCAAGGAATTTTCCGTTTCTCTCGGCATGGCGAAAGAGCTCTGCATGGTCGAACGAAACGACAAAGGTAAGCAGGCCCGACTCTACTTCATCGAATGCGAGAAGGTAGCCAAAGCCAAGGTGGCCGCGCCGGCACTGCCTGACTATCCAACGGCGCTGCGACAGCTCGCATCCTCCTTGGAGAAGCAAGCAGCGCTTGAACACAAGGTCGCGGAAGACGCTCCGAAAGTCGCCTTTGCAGAGACGGTCGAAGCGTCCTACGGTGACATGCTCATCAGAGAAGCCGCCAAGACACTCGGCTATCCGTCCATGCAACTCTTCGACTGGTTGCGTACACACTCGTGGATCACGTCGAAAAATGAGCCGTACGCAGACCGAGTGAAACAAGGCGTTCTGCGACCACGCGTGTCGAACTTCACACATCCGGAAAAAGGACTGAGCGTGTCAGTCACGGCGCACGTGACGCCGAAGGGGCTTTTCAGGATTTACAGAGAGCTTTTGAAGGAAGGCAAGATCAAAAGAAACGAACGACTTGAACTGACCGCGTAAGGAGAACACAATGACAGCAAACAAGTTGAGTGACGGTCCACGCATTCGCTCTATACTTTTTGACCCAAACGTTCCAGATTACGCCTTCCTTACACAAGAGGAAGTCCTTGCGGCTTTCAATGCATCGGAGGCAACGCTGCGACGTTGGGCGATGGAAAGTGGCTTCCCGGACCCTGTGGGCTACCCAGGAATAAAGGCCTACCCTATCGCGGCGCTTCGTGAGTTCCTAAGTCGCGTAGCAAGAGACTCACGAAACGCAACAAGCAAAAAAACACGGTAAAAACACTTTTTCTCGCCGGTGGTTCTTTTGGTGGTTCTTTTAAACAAATACCACCTAAAACCCTTACCCCACAAGGGTTCTAGTATTCCCCCTTCTCCGCCAGTTTCTGAACAGGGCTCTGGACTAAGTTCCGAGCCCTGTTTTTTTTTCATGAAAAAGATGAGAGCAAAGCACGCAAAAACCCTTGCGGCCCGAAGTCGCATCATGAAAGATTCGCAGGAACCAAGCCCTCATCACCACACCGAGATCTGCGTCGCACCCGTATCTCTTCATGAGCTGATCTGATTGTTTGGCGATGCACCTGCTCCTTAGTTTTCATCATAGAGGGTGATGAACGGGTTGTCATCATGTCCATTTTTTACGCGTGTCACGTTCGCGAATGGGCGGCTCTCCACCATCCACCAATTTGATCCTGCAGCTGCCGCAACATGGCGACAGCTTTTCAATTGCCACCACGGCACGGGCGCCATTCATCAGGCAGCCAAACCTCGTCGGTGAATCGGGAGAGTTTCGATATAGCCGAGCCTTGTTCCGGGGCGTAGGTTTGTTTGTCAAGACCTGCGTACAACAGGTTAAGCCAAGCCACCACGACGCGTCGCTCCCAAAGTTCGTGCTTGACGAATTGCCCCGTCAGCAGATCGTGCTGCGTAGGCTTGAGCTTCTTTGTCGATACGACTTTCACCAACAAGTCGTATTCGTCAAGCGGAACCGCACACGAGTATCGCGGAAAGCTTTTGTCCTTTCCCTGCCCTTCGGCATGGCTCGTGCGGCTTTCCACTCAGGTGTGGCACGCATCTGCAGAACACGATCCAATCCTCCGCCCATGACGGCGTTCTGAGGCTGACTGCGAAGCTCAAACTCTTCCGCAACCGACGGGCCGCCTGTCCTCTCCCCCCCCGCCCGCACACAACAAAAAAAACACACCC